GTAACTGGTTAATGAGGTGAAAGTATGGCTTTTTTAGATGAAACTGGCTTAGCTCATTTATGGAATAAAATAAAAAGTACTTTTGCGCTTGCATCTCATAGTCATACTAAATTAGATAATACTAATTTAGCTTATGGTACGTGTGCTACAGCAGCTGGGACTGCAGCAAAAGTAGTTACTATTACTGGTAATGATAACTGGAGTTTAAAAACTGGAGCCATTGTAGCGGTTAAGTTTAGTTACACTAATACAGCCTCTTCAGTTACTCTAAATGTTAATGGTAGTGGAGCTAAAAATATCTGGTATAACAATGCTAAGTATACCAGTACCTCTAGCCAGATGACAGGTTATGCAAATAGAACTATTTTTTATATCTATGATGGTACGTACTGGGTGTGGCTGGGCGGCTCTTATACAGATGGTAACACAGTACCTAGCGCTTACTGTACTACTGCTGCAGCTACAGCGGCTAAAACAGCTACCTGTACTAATTACTATTTATTAGCTAAGAGTTACATACAAGTAATAGTATCTACTACTAATACTTATGCTGGAGCGCTTACGCTTAACATTAATGGTAAGGGAGCTAAGCCCATTTATATTAATGGTTCTGCCTCATCTTCTAGTAACTATGCTTTAACTAGAGGTAGTTATCTAGTTTACTATGATGGTACTAATTATTATTTTAGGACAGATGGAAAAATAACAGGAGATATAACAGGTACTGCTGCTAAAGCTACTAAGGACGGTGACGGTAATATAATTACTGACACTTACGCTCCTATAGAGTATGGTATACCGCTTATTATAGGTACTCAGACTGCTAGCACTAACGCCTTTACAGGTGTAGCTCCATTTAGTACTTTGAAGCATGGACAGACTATTAGATACTGGTTACCTTATGCGGGTACAAGCTCAGGAGACACTCTTAACCTTACTCTCTCTGGTGGCGGTACTACTGGAGCTAAACAGATCTACTATAAAGGCACAACTAAATTAACTACTCATTTTAGTGCTGGCTCTCTGATTATACTGACATACTTAGAAAATGCTAACGTAAACGGCACTAATTATACTGGTTGGTGGGCTGACAGTGACTATTATAGTAACACTACTAACAGTTGCGGCTCAGATAATACGTCATCTAAAATATTTCTCTGTGGTAGAACTACTCAGAGTAATACAGGAGGCACATCATACTCACATGATACAGTATATGTAGGCAGTGACGGACACGTATACTCTAACAGTAAACAAGTAGTAAACCTAAATGATACTCAGGCATTAACTAATAAGACTTATAACGGTTATACATTAGGTTCAGCGTGTGCTCAGGGTGTAGATACTGCAGTAAAAGAGGGTAGCTCTAATCTAATAACCAGTGGAGCTGTACATACAGCGCTACAAACTGTCGGTGGGTCTGGAGATGTATACACTAAAGTTACTGTTACTTTTGACGGTTTAGGCTGGTCTAGTCAGGGTGATGGTAGTTATACTCAGGTGCTTACAGTCTCAGGGGTAACTGCTAGTAATAATATTTTAGTAGCTCCCACAGCTGCTTATGTTGATACTTATAATGATATGGGCTGCTATGCTATAGCTCAGGCAGAGGGCACTCTTACTTTTAAGTGTTATGACCCTCAGGACGTGGCAGTAGAGGTTGAGGTAATTATATTTTAGGAGGTACTTAAATGAGTTATAGACCTAGTGAGCCATTTAGTACACCTGTAGAACTTTTAAACGTGATAAAGACTGAAACCGTTAAAGGGGTAGATAAAAAAATTTACCCTGACAGCGGTGATCTGATTTACTGCAGCTTTAAAACTTATGGAGGTACTGAAACCACAGTTAATGGAGTATTAACTGTAATTGATACAGCTAATATAGAGACGTGGTATAGACCTGACATTACAACGGCTAGCCGTATTAAGCTAGGTAATAAAGTGTATGAGGTTATAGGTACTCCTGAGAATATTGAGCAGAGAAATCAGTTTTTAAAGTTTAAGGTTAGGAGTGTCAGAGGTGGCACGTAATAGAATAGGACTTGAAGTAAAAGGATTTGAGGAGTACATGGAGAAATTAGATAAGCTGGGCGGTACTGCCACTATGAAACGTGGAGTAGAGGCAGCATTAAAAGCCTCTAAAGAGTACGTTAACCCACTTATTAACGCTAATGTGGCTAATGCTAACTTACCTGCAGGCGGCAGATACTCCACAGGTACTACTAAAAGGTCTATAGATACTGACATGAGTGTAAGCTGGCAAGGTATGACAGGAGAAATTAAAGTAGGGTTTGACTTTAAAGAGTCTGGTATGGCTAGCATATTCCTTATGTACGGTACTCCTAAAATGAGTCCTGTAGCAGGTTTAAAAGATACTATTTATGGCTCTAAAACTAAAAGAGAAATAAAGAAAATACAGGCTGAGGCACTAGATAAAGTAATTAAAAGGACTATGGAGGGTTAAATGGAGGATTTACTTATAAGTGTAATAGAGTCTCTGGGTTATTCCTGTAAACTGCAGGGCAGTTATGCTCCAGATGAGTTTTACCCTGACAGCTTTTTTACTTACTGGAATGACTCAGCAGATGGTAGCGGTTTTTATAGTAATATAGAGAGCGCTATTATATGGCAGTATAGCCTTAACTTTTATAGCGTAGATCCAGTGCTAGTAAATACTATGTTACTGGAGGCTAAGACAGCTTTAAAAGCTAAAGGCTTTGTAGTTAGTGGAGCAGGCTACTCTGTAATGAGTGATGAGCCTACCCACACAGGTAGAGGTATCACATTACTCTACAGACAGAAACAATAAGAGGTAAAAATGGCTACAATTTATGAAAGAATGGACGCAGCTGAGGCAGCTATTTTAGCTCTACAGACAGCTGCAGCAGTAAGTACTCTTGCAGAGGGTGCTGATTTACATGAGTTGGCAGTAGGTGAGTATTTAATACCTGACGCTACTGTATGTGCTAGCATTTTAAACAAGCCTGACGGTGTAGGTAATTCTACAGGTATGGTTAAGGTGGTAGCTGGTGGTGCTGATGGGCAGAAAGTAATTTACTATATGCCATGCAATAAAATTAATCCGTCATACTATTATCAGGCATATTACCAGAGCTCATGGGGAGACTGGAATAAAGTTGACTTAGTTGATAGTGGCTGGATTGACTTACCGCTTAACAATGGTATTACAGCTTATAGTGATGAGCAGAAACCTAGATATAGGCGTGTAGGTAAAGAGGTGTTTATTAGCGGTGTATTTAAAGGCGTGACGGCAAGTAATACAGATGTTGCTACTTTGCCAGCTGGCTATAGACCGTCTAAAAAAATTATCATTGCAGTAGGAGCAGTAGGGCAGATTATTACCAGAATTTCTATTGATACTACTGGAGTTATTTCTTATAACAGGTCTACTATTGAGCCTATTATAGCTGAGAACTACCATAGCTTAGCGTGTAGTTTTAATGTAGACTAAAAATTTTTAAAGTTAAAGTTTAGATAACAAAACTTATAGGAGGTAAATTAATATGCCAGATATTCAGGAATATAGAGGCATTAGAGGTTTAGTAGCTGCTGAGGTTATTACTGACACTCTTGATAAATTTGAGTGCGGTACACCATTCCCAGTGGCAGGAACGTCTGAGTTAAGTAGACATACTGAGAGCGCCTCTGAGTCGCATTTTTACGACAATGTACCAGCTGTAATAATTGACTCTGTAGGAGCAGATGAGGTTGGTATTAATACCAGCGCTATTCCTTTTGATGTTTTAGCTAAAATCACAGGTCAGTACTATGATGAGACTCTGGGTATGCTCGTAGAGGGTGAGCCAGAGAGTAAATACTATGCTATTGGTTATATCACTGAAAAAACTGACGGTACTGAGGTATTTGTATGGAGACTTAAAGGTAAATTTAATATCCCTGACTCTACTCACGCTACTAAAGATGATGGTTCTGAGGCTAATGGTCAGGAAGTTATTTACACAGGCATTAACACTACTCATAAATTTACTGTTGACGGTAAAAAGAAAACAGCTAAGGCAGTAAATATAGACACTGGGGTAAATGCTAAAGACGAAACTGAGTTTTTTGCAGAAGTACAGACACCTGACACTATCGCAGCAGCTTAAGTTAATTAACAAAAGGGCAGTCATAGTACTGCCCTATATTTTTAGGAGGCATATAACACTATGAAATTAGTTTTAAATATTTACACAGATGACAGTTTAGTAGAAGTGGCTAAGACAGTAGAGGCTGACAAGCTCAGAGTACCTTACAGAGTAATTACTTATGTAGCTCAGTCTTTAGAGTCAGTAGATATAGAGAATGAGGTACAGCTGGTTAACTTTGTTATTGCTAACGTAGATAAGCTGGATAAAATTCTTAAAGCTACTTTTAAAATTACTGATACTGAGCTGGAATGTATTGACGTTATGGAACTGGGAGACGTAGCAGTAGAGATTTATAAATGGGCTCTGAATAAAATCAACGGTCTTAAAAATAAAGGTGATAACTCAAAAAACTCAGTGGCGGCAGTGTAAATTTAACGCTGTCGCAGATGTTCTTTGAGATAAATAAAAGTCTATGTGAGACTTATACGGGCTTAGATCCTATTAAGTTACTAGACTATCCAGCAGAGGACGTAATGGACTTAATAAGCGGCTTAATTGATTTTAATAGCCGTAGTGACAATAAAAATAATAGCTCTGGCGTGATACGT